GGGGGATGATCTTGATCTCACACTTATCAGTGGTGCAGTAAGCCTCACCTGCGGCCTCAACAACACCTTCCCCGTTGTACAACAGTTCAAGGTCCAGTCGTTGGAGGCCCTTGTACGTGTCGAACTGCTCCTCGGTGATCGCCTCGTACGGCAGTTGCTTGTACTGCTTGTCAGGCTTGATCGGGAGGAACGACAGGCTTTTCAACTGACCCTCGTGCATCTGGAGGATCGTCCCAATGTGCTGAGCCTCTGTCTCCGGGTCGAACGTGAGCGTCATGGAGACCTGGTTGTCAGCCCAGTAACGCTGAGCCAACACACCCAGTGCAGCCTTCTCGAAGACCGACACCTGCTTCTCGGTGCGCACGTTCAGACCACGCACTGGGAACTCGACAACGACGGTCGTCTCTTCGGTGCCGATGCACGGCTCGATCTTGTAGCCAGCCTTCTCACAGGCCAGCGTGAGCGGGTCGTTCTTACCCAGGCGCATGCGACGGATGTAGTCGCCGTAGACCGGCCAGTGCACACCAGGCGTGACGCCAGCGACCAGCGACACCGAGCCTGAGGGCTTGACGCTGGTGGTCTTGATGGACGTACGGACACCCAGCCATTCCGAGTACATGGTGTCCCAGTCCTGGACGACGGAGTAGCCGTCGTTCAACCAGGTGCGCAGTTCGGTCCAGCCGTGCTGCTCCACGAACTGCGCCATGCCGGAGACGCTCGTACCGATGCGACGGTTGCGCTGCATGACAGCGTTCGTCTCCGGCCAGTGCGTCGCCACCAAGGTCACGCTCTTCGCGTAGAGGTAGGCGAACTTGAGCGTGCGCTCGAAGTCAGCCTTGTCCTCGCAGTTGGTCGGGAACGTCTCCACGAGCGTGCAGCACTCGTAGGACTCCAGCGTCTGCTCACCGCACGGGTTGACGCCCTTAGCGCGGTAGTCCTTGTTGTTCGGCGGATCTACCAGGCGTCCATATGCACGAGCCAGGTCCATGTAGAGGAAGCCAGGCTCGCCGTTGGTCTGGATCGGCTGAACGTACGGGCCGTAGTCGATGTCACCGGTGACGCGGATGCTGTTGTTGGACATCCAGCCGTACGCCATGCGGTGGAAGGACGGACCCTCCATGCCTGGGAGGACCATGCCGTCCTCGTCCATGGTCCCGTAGTTCTTGAGGTCCAGGAACTCCTTGTCGCCAGGCTCACCTAGTGCGATCTCAGCCGAGCGGCGCACGTTGCCAGCGACGACGCAGACGCCGATGTGGTTGGCGATGTCCACGATGTCAGTGACGCCGACCGTCTCGCCACCACGACCGTTGAACTGCTCGCGTAGGCGGTCGTGCAGGCTGATCAGCGGGTCAGGTCCGGCAGCCGTACCGCCGAAGCCCTTGATGGGCAGGCCAGCCTCACGTACCTCGCTGTAGTCGAAAGAGACGGGCGTCTGCTTCGGCACCATGTAGGAGCGGAGCAGCAGCGACATGCTCTCGACCCAGCCCTCGCGCGTGTCAGGCACGACGTACACGTCAGGCTTGCCAGTCGGGTTCTGGATCTGGATGCCCTTGAGTGCACCCTCGGTGTCAAAGCCGACGCCGACACCCAGCATGCTCGCCTCCATGAGGAAGGCGAACGGCTTCTCAGGGTGGCGCTTGTTCATGTCGGAGGTCGACACGAACGCGCAGTTCTGGAGCGCAGCAGAGTTGCCACGCTCGTGCACGAACGGCGTGCCCATCATCCAGATGCCACGACCAGGCGGCAGCCACTTCATGTTGAACATGCGGTCGTAGCACTCCTGTGCGGAGTTCTGACCCTGCTTCTCGTTCCAGGGAAGGCTGTTGTTCTTGCACCAGTCCTTCTGGATCGAGTACATGCCGTTGACGACACGAGCACAGGTCTCGTGCCAGCGTTCCTTCGTGCCGTCTTCTTTCAGACGGCTGTACGAACGCAGGTAGGTGATCTCGCCGATGGAGTTGCCACCAGCATCCGGGTAGCCCCACTTCACGGGGGTCTTCGCATAGCCCTCTACGAACTCATCGGGCAGCGTGAACGACAGCATTCTCTTCTCCAGTCAGTCCCTTGAGAGGACTTGGGTCGACAGTTGGCCGACGTGAAGAGAGGTCGAGTTCCCTGCACGTCGTTCGTGCAGGTCTAGACGACGCCGAAGTGTTCCATCTCGGCGGTGATCATGGTGGCGAACTCGTTGGCAGACTCCGCAGCCTGCTCGTACCAGCCGATCAGATCCACCACCGCAGGCTCCCCGTGGGCCACCGCAGCAGTCTTGAGACGATCCAGAGCGTCCTCCGTCAAAAGGAACGGAGATGTCTTTGTGCTCATGAAGCGGGTGACCTCCAAGGTCTTGAGAGGTGAATAAGAAAAGCCCAGTAAAAGTGTGCGGAGGAGTTACAGGCTCACACACACCGGTCTTGATCGGTACTGTCCAGAAGAACTACTTGATCGTGGGCGTTGAGTGACTCCCGTCACACGCGCACATCGACCGTACACCCTCCTGATACGTGTGTGCACCCTCCTAGAATGTTCACTTTGCCGGATTCAGCGATGTGTCCCTGTGGACATGTGAACAACCCTGTGGACAAGCCGCATGGGGGTGTCGGGGGCGTAGCCCCTGACCCTGCCCGGAGGGCCAAGAGCACCTGAACTCGCTGGTCAGCGTCCTGGAACGACGAACGGCCTTGCTTCCAGGAAGCCCTGTGGTGTAAGGGATCCGGCTCCATCAGTGAGCCACTTCTCCAGGATGCTTGATCATCTGTGTGCTCTAGCCGCTTGATGTGTGGAGCGGCCTTCGGCCCGACCCTTCCGGGGGACCAAGCCTGCGGCTTGGAACCGCCACCGGCCCCTCACTCGCTCAAAGGTTCGAGCGAGCCGCCGTCTTTCCGCGTTTGTCTTGCACCGTATTTCTTTTGCCCCTGGCTGGGCACAGCAGTAGAACCCTACAACGGGGGTTTACCCGATACATAAAGACTCGGGCCGCATTTATTTACGGCTGATACGTAAGCCTGTGAAGTTGTTTTCCTAAGCGGGAGGATTTGCAGCACGCAAGGCTGCGTCTTGCTCCTTTACGCGAACCTCACGGAAGTGCGTCAGACACAGAGCGTTGCCTCGGTAGATCGTGGTGGCCCACTCACTGCCGAACGCAGCGTCCTGATCGTTCGGACGGGCAGCGATACACGCTGCGCATAGCAGCAGCATCTGACTCACTTGTCCTCCGGTACGGGAGGCATGACGCTGAGGAAGCCACATGCGTGACAGGTGCGATGAATAAAGACACGCATCTGTTCGTCGGTGATGGCGTCAGAGCCGCAGGATGAGCACGTCGTGCGGCACCAGCGACACGTCGCCTTCGGGGTCGTGGTCAACACCCTGGTGTCCCTCTTACAGGTGGAGCACTTGAGGGTGTGGAACTCACGACCACTGGTAGGCAGATCCGGTGTGCTCATGTAGGCCGCGCACGCGGGTCATCGGCGTGCAGCCAGCCATCTCGGGTGCAAGGGCAACGACAGGTTCCTGGAGCGCTACAGACGCCACGCTTCCAGCACCCGTCGCAGACCTCAGCCTGCGGGGAACTCACCCTTGTCCAAGTAGTACTCGAAGACGCCAGCGGTCCCGCAGATCTCCTCCACGTCAGGCACGGTGTCGTCCTGATGGTCCCGGTGGTACGCCAGCGCGGCGTACAGAGCCTCCACACGGTTCGAGCGGGTGGTGCTGACGGTGCTGTTGAACACGGGCGTAGGCAGCCCTTCCAACTTCACCGTCAACGGACGGGCATTCAGATTTCCGAGGTAGAAGGTGTCGCTCACGCGGCACCAGCCATGCGTGCCTCAGCACTCACAGGAGAGAGAGGACGCAGCGCCTTCTCGCGCTTGTCGCTGTCCCAGAACAACTCCTGGAAGAGCCCGCAGTCACCGCACTTCCAGATCGCGCCTTCGAAGTGGCCCTGCATGTCAGCCTGCGTCGGCGTGATGCAGACGTGCTTCGGGACGGGATCGAACACCCATCCAGATTCGATACTCATGGCATTCCAATCTCTGTTTGCGTGCCCATGTCCACTTCCGGAGCCGTGTACGGCTCTTCTTCCTTGTCGTACTTGTACTTGACCATGTACGGAGAGTTGCGAGTGCCGCGACCGTCCTTGAAGAAGTCAGGATGGCGGTCGAGCACGTCCAAGAGAACGAGGCGCGCCGTGTCGGTCTTCACTCCGAAGGCACCAGCAGCCATGTGCAGCAGGTCTTCTTCGGTGGTTGGCACGTTCTCCAGGACAAAGTTGGCCATGTTGTCGTAGTCCAACTTCTTCTTGTCCGGCGACCATGCGTTGCCGTTACCGCTGTCGTCGTCATCAAAGGAGTACGGCACGACAGACGTGTAGGCGATGGACTCCTTGTCGCGGTACAGCGCCAGCGGGTCGGGCGGTGCAGCGTCACGGAAGGCAGCAAACGAGCAGATCGTGTTGAACGGCGACTCGACGCGGCGGTTCAGGAAGTTGAGCAGCACCGTGCCGTTCGGCCAGCCGGTCCACAGGAACGAACCGACCACGCTGTCTGGGTCAGGAGCGGCTTCCTTGCCGTTCATGTTGCCGCTCTTCTTGCGGTGGTGGTGCGTGAGGATGACCGAGACACCGGTCTCCATGATCGCGGCGTCCAGCGTTGCGAGCGCCTTCGCAACGTTCTTGCTGCTCTCCATGTCACCGGAGAAGAACTTGTAGGCCGTGTCGAGGATGACGACCTCAGCCTGGTTCGCCTGGATGAGACCGATCAGGTGCGTGGCAGCGTCTGGCTCGTCCAGACGGAACTGCATCTTGTGGTCGATCAGCAACTTGTCCTCAGCCGCCGCGTAGCCAGGACGCTCAGCGATCAGTGCATTCAGACGGTCGAACAAACTGCGCTCTGACAACTCACGGTCCAGCAGCAGCACGCGGTGACCGGGTGTCGGATTGGTGTTGGCGATGTTAAACCGGCGCAGGAACGGGATGCCCGACGCAATGCTCAGTGCAAGGTTCTCCACGAAGATCGACTTACCGGCCTTCGGAGCACCGGTCACCAGCAGACGACCGCCCTTCGGAAGCAGACCCTGGTCGACCAGGAACACCGCCTCGTCCGGTGGGTTCTCGCGGATGTCTTTGAGAGAGCGGACGACGAACGGGCTGGTCTTGCCGTGGCCCATGGCCAGCGCAGCAAAGTCGTTGCCGTTGCCGCCATCACGCATGAAGTACTCGTTGATGTCGGTCTTCTTGTACGCCTCGCCGTTCTCGTCAGCAGAGAGCGGGAGCACGACGTTCTGCGCACGATGGCCGAACAGGTCCATCAACTTCGCAGCGTTCTCCTGGCCTGGGTTGTGGCCATGGCAGTCCTCAGGCTCGACAGTGCCGCACTTCCGGCAGTTCTTGTACTTGTGGAAGTCCGGGTTGTCGTTATCCAGACACACGTAGATTTTCTTGGCGAGGTTGAAAGCCTGCGACCACTCCGGCTTCCACATGGAAGCACCGGGGATCGCCACCGAGGCGTAGCCCAACTGGCACAGCAGCGCAGCCTTCGCCTCACCCTCAGCGATGAACACCTCGCCGGTGACCTGGTGACCGATGCCGTCACCAGCGTTGTACAGACGGGCCTCTGTTCCTGACTCCCACCAGTACTTCGAACCGTTCGGGCCGTTGCCCTCAGGCGAGTAGTAACGGAACGCGACCGGTCGGCGACCCTCCAGATACGGCAGGACATAGTGACCCTTGTCCTGGTCGTAGCCGAAGCGGAAGCGCTCGATGGTCGCGTCAGTCAGGCCCTTGTCGTAGAAGGGCTTGCGACGGTCTCCCTTCGGGAGTTGCGCTTCGAACTGCTTGAGGCGCTGCTCCAGCGACGTGTAGACGGTGTTGAGGCTCGGGTCGTTGGCGACGCCGAAGAACCGCTCCAGCGTCAGCAGGTTGCCCTTCTCAGCGCACGACGCTGACTGGCAGTAGTACTGACTGGTGTTCGAATCGACGTAGAAGTTGGTCTTCTCGCCACGACCCAGAGGTCCAGGCTCTTCGTGGAAGGGGCAGCGGAACTGGTACTGACCGCCCTGCTTCGTCGCACGCGCCGGGTAGTCGTGAGCCTCCAGCAGCATCTTCGCAGCCTCACCTTCGGTGGGCGCATGACGATGACTGGACTTTTGTTCGGATTGGGACTTACGCTGGTCGCCAACCAGCACCAGACGTGCCATGTCTTCCTACTTCTCTTCTCCGGGTGGACGGGACGGTTGTGCTGGGGAGGCGGGCTTGCGGTCGAGGCAAGCCCGCCTCCGTGTTGAGCGGCCTAGAAGGGCGGCTCGTCGTCCCAGCCGCTGGAGAGCACCGGCTGCGGCGTCAGCGGAGCAGCGGCACGAGCCAGCGCCTCCGACGCGATGTCACCGGGGCGCTGCGCCTGCACAGGCTGCGGAGCCGCTGACGGGACGAGCGGCAGCAGACCCTTCACCTGGTGCTGGAAGTTGCCGTTCTGCTTCTGGTACTGACCGATGACGGCACGAGCCTTGCGGTTGAGCAGGATGTCGGTGTCCAACTCGAAGCCCTCGTTCAGGTCCATCCCGAGCAGCGCCGCAGTCCACTGACGCAACTTGTTGTCAGGGTGCGTCGTGAAGCGAGCCGGGACAGAGCCCCAGATCTTCGAACCCTCGATGGTGCTGCCACCCTCGATGTTGTTCGGCACGGAGTCGATCTGGAAGGTGAACTCCAACTTCACCCAGCCGTCCTTGCCGTCCTTGCCAGGAACCTGCTTCTCGTTGATCTCAGTGCATGTGACCTGGATGATCGAGTCCACCGGGAGTACGACGTACTCCGGTGCCTCTTCCAGTGTGTATTTCGCCATTCGTCTCTTCTCCTACTTCTTGATCAGGTCTTTGTAGTCAGATACGCAGAGCACCTTCTGGAGACGGCCCCAACCGAGTCGAGCAATGTCGGGATCGTCGATCTGGTTGCCGCAGACTTCGCACTTCGCGTCTTCTGCGATCTCCATGCCGATGACCTTTCCGCCCAACTGCTCCTGGACGAGAGCAACTGCGGCCTTGCTGTCGTCGGGCACAGGAGGTGCCTCTGACTCAGGCGTGGAGGTCGTATCGGCAACCGGCTCGGGCTGTGCAACCTCGGTCGAGGCGGTCGCAGCAGCCTTAGCAGGTGTTTGGACGGGCGGCGAAACCTCTTCGACAGTGGCGACGTACGCCTCTGCCGCCTGGAGGAAGCCGATCAACTCCTCCTTCGAGGACTTGCCGACCGTCATGTCAGCCTTCCATGCCGTGAAGAACTTGGCGATGGAACGCGCCTTTCCAAGCGTCCACTGGTCAAGATCGGTCGGCTTGACCAGTCCCTGTGCGGCGTACTCCTTAGTCAGCATCGTGATGCCGCCAGCGTTGATCGGCTGGTCAGCGTCGTTGACCGGAGGCGGTCCAGCAGGTGCGGCAGGCTGGCTCACACTTTGAGCCGGTGGCTGCGGGATGCCCAGCGTCGCTGGCATTTCGACGGTCGTCAGTTCCGGCTGCTCCTCGATGACGCTCGGGTTGATGCCCGAGAACGTCAGCGCGTGGAGCGTCTGGAAGTTCGGCTCACAGATCTCCGGCACACGACCCTGCGCCCGGTTGCCCAGGTGTGGGTTCTTGTCGTCGCCCTCGTTCTTGAGGTAGTAGACGATCTTCGAGACGCCCTGCGCGTCGGTCTCCTTCTGACGGAAGGTCATCAGAGAGAAGTCCACGAGGCCAGCGATCTCGTTCTTGATCGCACCCTGGAGACCCGGCGCGTAGATCTGCTTGCCGTTCTCATCCTGCGTGACCTCGGTGTGCACCGTGAACACGACGTTGATCGGCAGAGCGGCGAACGCCTTGAGCACACTGTTCATGCGCTCCTTGAGAACACCCCAGTCGTCACGCTGGAACTGCGTGCGACGGTTCTCCCGCAGGATCTCCTTCTTCATGAGTTCCTGGAGCGCATCAGTCGTGTCGATGGCAACACTCTCGATGTCAGGCAGTCCCATGTTCGCAGCCTGCTGCTTGCGCATCTTCTCGTCGCCGAGGATGAGGAGCAGAGTCTGCAACTTGTCGGTCCCGTCCACCTGGACGTAAGGCACGTTCAGGTGGGCGATGGACATGAGGCCCGCTTCGCAGTCAGCGACAACGACGTTGGGCATCGTGCTGATGAACGTGGTCTTGCCCGACTTCGGGGGACCCATCAGCAGGATGTTCATGGTGCGCGGGTAGTTCGCGTCGCCCGTCCGCTGGAATGCAAATGCTGCCATTTTCACCTACTCTCTTTGCGTCATGCGTCTGCCATATGCCTGATGCAGTTTGGTCAGATGCCTATTTCTTGATGAGTGAGCGGTAGACCGGTGTGTCCATGCCGTTCGCCTGAGAACGGCGCGACATGACCATCACCTTGCGCGTACCGCAGGAGTCGCAGTCGAGGAGTACACAGAAACCTGCTCGTGCTGCCTTCATGAGCACAGGACCCATCGCCCGTGGCTCATGCGTCGTGATGTGCGGGTAGTACTGGATCACCGCGTCCCACACGTCGTCAGATGTGAACGTGTAGTTGTTTTCGGCAACCCACTTTGTCGCCCGGAAGGCAACGTCAGCCCATGTGGGCTGAGTGTTCGCAGCAACCTGAGCCACTGCGGCATTGCGGTTCTGAATGGCCAGCGTTGCGCTCATTCCAGACCCTCTTCCTCGCGGGAAGGAAGGCCACAGACCTTACGGAACTCACAGTATTCACAGGAGGCACCAGTCACCTGAGGGTTGAAAATCCCCATGGCGATGGAGTTCTCCATGTTGTCGATCAGGTACTGCAAGCGGCGGTAGTGGTAGTCCTCCCGCACTCCAGCGTCGATGCGCTTCGTGGTACGCAGGTGCGCCCACTCACCGAACCGACGAGCGTCCTTGTACTTCTCGTACAAGAGATCCCCGTCAGGGATGTTGACCCAAAACTCGGGCTGTGTAGTTGCGTAGCAGTACGCCGAGAACTGAATGTCGTGTGCGAGATAATCGCGTGTCGGTGCTTTGGCGCTGGTCTTGTAATCGCTGACCAGCACCACCCACTCCCCGTGCTTCATTTGACGAAGCGCAAGTTTGTCGATGGTGCCCGTCAGCGTGTGGGTCCCCAACGGAACCGAGAACGGGTACTCCCGTCCGAGAACGACATCACTTTCCCACTGGATCAGCCCCCACCATGCGCGGAGCGAGTTGATCCCCATTTCTCGGTAGCCCAGGTGAGTATTCCTGGGAAGGAGGTAGTCGTAGTCAAGGCCGTGAGCCGGAAGGTCATCCCAGACCGCACAGAACTTGTCGAGTCCTACCTGTAGATCACCGGCGACCTCCATCGCCAGTACCGCCTCGTGAATGGTCGAGCCCCATGAGAGCGCGCTCGACTGGTCACGTTGTGCTGACTGCTCGTGCTGCCAGTAGTACTTGAGGTTGCACTCCATCCACGTCTTGAGCGTGCTCTGACGAACGATCACAGAACGCGCTCCCGTCCGTTTTCAGGCATGGAGGTAGCCAATCAGGCACCTCTGACAGTTCGCTCAACGCCAGCCGGAGACGGGTCGAGGTTCGGCTCCGGAGTTGAGGTATCAAGTCCTACGGGGTGTGTGTGCAGCCTGTCAAGGACCGAATCACACGAGTGTCGTTATCCCCAGGATGTCCACACGCTGTGAACAGCACGAAGCCCCGCTCCTGATCAGAGAGAGCGGGGCTTCGGTGCTCGTGAGTGCTACTGAGTGCCGCCCGGATCGGTCATACCGGACATGTCAGTCGTGCCACCGTCACCACCTGTACCTCCAGCGCCACTGTCACCTACCGCCACCTGAACGGTCGCGGGATCCACAGCGACATCCACAGTCTGTGCACCAACCTGGTCGGGCACGATGGTCACTCCGGGTGCTGAGTCAGCAGCCGCAGCCCCCAGTGCCGGGAAGACCTGACGGTAGGCCGTCTCCGCGAACGGGACGATCAACGCCAGCAGCGTCTTCCAGTCGAAGGACGTGTGCGCGGTCGTCGCAGCCACGATGGCTGACACGATGGCTGGCACCGCAGAGACGACGGTCAGACGCAGGAAGCGCTTGACCTGCTCCGCACCGTGCTCGGCGCTCGTACGCCAGGTGGCCCGCAGGTTGTTGATCTGGTTGGGCTTGCTCGACGCAACGACCAGGCCCTTGCCAGCATCAGCAAGAGCCTCGGCAACAGCCTTGTCGATCAGTGCCTGTGTGTTCTTTGAGACGGCCATCAGAATCCCATCACCTTGAGAGTTGCCGGACCAGCCACGCCATCCACCGCAAGGTGGTGCGTCTTCTGGAATGTCATGACGGCCTTCTTGGTGGCAGGACCGAAGTCGCCGTCAGCAGCGATGTGCAGCAACGTCTGCATGCGCTTCACGTTGTTGTCGTTACTTAGACCCTCGTGAAGCGTCGGGTACTTCTTGCCAGGACCAACCGGCGCAGGACGAGGAACGGCAGGAGATCCACCAGCAAGCGGGTAGCGCCCGTAGCCGATGATCACGCTGTACGGACGGTAACGACGGTAGACACCGCCACCGTTTACCTGTGAGCCGCCATCACCGGCAGAAGTATTCCCCTCAATGGTGTGCACGCCGCCAGCGTCAGCAGAAACGACGAACCCAGTGTGGTTGGCACCCGCGTGCTCACCCTGGAAGTGGAAGAACACCACGTCCATGAGGCGCGGGCTCTTGACGATCTTCCAACCGTGCTTCTGGAAGCCTTCCATCGCACCCTCAGCGGATGCGTAGGAACCAGACACGTCGTGGCGCACGTCGATGCCGACCTGCTTGAAACACCACCAGACAAACATGCTGCACCACGCATAGCCGTCGAGGCCGTACGCAGCACCGAACTTAGTCAGGTTGCCGGACTTACCGTCCCGACCACCCTTCTCCACGTAGCCGACCTGGCCTTCGACAACGCGATCCAGGTCCTGTGCTGTAGCCATGTGCTTCCTTCCAGAGGTGTCTTGCTGCTCTGGAAAGTTTCGACATGCGAACGTTCAGGACTGAGCGAGGTCCTCAGCGGGGCCTTCGTCAATGGCTTGCGGCGTGGCCCACGGACCCCACCGAACGACCTCCAGGTACAGGCCAGAAACGAACAGCCAGACAGCCACAGCCTGTGGTACGTCAATGAGCAGCATATGAATGGCGGTCATCGTTTCCCGGTTCGACTCCAACGGCTGGTAGAGCACGTGGAAAACGTTCTCCAAGTGGTGCAAGCCGCAGGTAGCGAAGAAAATGATCCCGCCGATCTTGGTGCGATTCAGATGCACGGTGACCCGAGGAACCACGAACACCGACAAGAACATGTAGCCCAACACGATCACCAGGTTGGACACGACAAAAAGGGCTACAGCGGGGTGCGTCATTTCAACTTCCCACAATCAGTGACAGCGAAGGCGTCACGAAGGTCTTGAAGGTTCTTCTTCTGAACCTCCGTGGGTGGCGGGTACGAAGGATCGGTACGGCTCAACACCGTGAGAACCTTCTGGTTCTGGATGTTGCGCTGCTGGCACACCGTGTAAAGCGAACTCTGCTTACCTTGCTGGTAGTTGACCAGGCCGACGATGATCGCCAGGAACAGCAGGCTGACCGCACCTACTGACTGGTAGATCTTGGTCATCGTCTCCTTGCGGGCGTGCTTCTCCTTCTCCAACTGGGCCTGGGCTGCCTTCGCGGCATCAACCTTGGTCACCGTGGTGTCAGCCAGTTCAATAGCAACCTGCTTAGCGCTAGCGGCATCCTTTTCGATGGCTGCCGTCTTGCGCTCAGTCTCGGTCTGGCGTTGCTGGATTTCATTGACGGCGGTAAGTGCATCAGACAGGGAGGTCACTCGACCAGCCAGCGTGACAACAGCAGTACGCAGTTCGTCAACATCCTTAGCGGTCACTGCCGCCTGAATGATGTTCTCTGCTTCTTGCTTGCTCTTGGCGGCTTCGGCCTTCGTGACAGCAGTGACGGCCTCGCGTTCTGCTCGACTACTCACTGTTTTTCTCCTCTGCTGTGTTTTCAAGATCGTCAATCAGTTCTTCCAGGCGGTGTTGATTGCGCTGGAGATCAGCCAGAACCATCTGGCTTTGGACGATCAGTCGAAGGCTCTCAACACTTAGATCCTCATACTGCTTATCGGCCATCACCGCCTCCAGACCCACCACGACGCGCCAACGTGTCGACGTACAGCGCAGTAAGACGGTTGGCTTCGATCATGGCCGGAAGCATCTGCTGCCGGGTGAGATCTTGGAGGTCGTCCAGGTTCTTCTTGAGGTCCTTCTCGCGTTGTTCTGACGCTGCCAACTGCTGGTCACGGATCGCTAGTTCGCGGGCGTGAGCATCAGCCTTGTCCTTGAGTTCACGTTCATGAGTCTGCTCCAAAGAGTCGAGCGTCCATTTTGGAACGACGTACTTCTTGGAGATGAGCATGACGAAGAAGACGCCCAGCAGACCGAACTGAGCGAACGTGAAGATCTGGTTCAGATCCAAGTGAAAGCCACCTCCTTCCGACCCCCCGCTACCCGTGGGTGACGGGATCGGTGAAGGATCCGCTGCCCAAAGCATCAGCGTGTGGATGAACACCGAACCCTCCTTGTCCTTAAAGGACAGTCGGTTATGTTCGGGTTCAGATGGTCGCTAGTACTAGAACCAAAGAGCGATGTTGCAGTCACGGGCTGTGGTGTTAACGCCCGATACGTACGTCTCGAACGTCAACGTGCCTGGCTGGAGCAGCGGCACGGTCGCGGCGTAGCGCATCGTGTCGACGTAGTACGCCTGAGCAGCCGTAGTCGACTTCACCACTCGCAGGATGACCTCCACATTTCCTGGCGCAGTGAAGGACGGCCCGGTGTACTCGATGTAGTTGGCCGTCTGTCCATATGGAGCCTGTCCTGGCGACATCGACACCGCAGCAATCACGCTGTTGTCGCTGCCATTGACGGCCTGGATGGTGAGGTCGTTCGTGTTCGACGTGTACGCAGGCACCCGCACGGTGGCGAAGAACTGGTAGTCGCCCTGCGTCAGGACCCCGAGAGACTGCTGGACGTACTCGTTCTGGGCATCCAGAGCCACTGCCTGGCCGTTAGAAGCAGCCACGTCGGTCACGATGGGCACGATTTCGTTGGCGCTGCGTGTGCCCTCCTCAGCCTCGAAGACCTGACCCAGGTAGTCCGGGTAGTTCAGGACGAAGTAGCCGGGAGGCCCAGTCGGCGTCGCCGGGGCTGTCGGGCAGTCCAGTTCGATGTAGTTGGGCGTCGCCGCTGAGTCGAGCACCCGGATCTTGATGTCGACACCGGTGTCGGTCAGAGCGTGCTGGAAGTACGCCGTCAGGCGCAGCGGACGCACTGGGATCGGGGTGTTCGTGATTGTGACGACCGTCTGATCTGCCGTAAGCCCTGGGGCGAACGCTGAGACGACCCGAGAACCACGCGGCGCGGAGTTCAGTGGGATCTGGCCAGTCAACTGGTTGAGGTTGACGACAGTCCCGCCAGGAATCGTCGACGAGACATCCTTAGGAAAGCCCTGGACGAGCGCAGCGCCCGTGTCCACGAAGGTCGTGTTCACATCTGTACTGGTGTCTGAACTGCCCTCGACCACGAAGTGCACGAGGCTGTTGCCGTCGTAGCCGCCTGAGTCGAGCGCGCGATAGACCTTCCAGCCCATGCAGTCCACCGGGATGGTGCCACCAGGGATCGTCACTGTGATGGCGTTGGTGCTGTTCGTGGTGTTGACGGTCGGGTTGGTGATCGTCTGGTCCTCGGCGTTGCCGGGGTCGTAGTACGAGGTGCTCGTGGTCTGGTCTAGGTAGTAGAACTGGCTCTGACCAGGCCGGGAGCGGTAGATCCGGAACCCTGAGGCCCCGGTCGGCATGACCGGCAAGGTCAGCCGGATGCGGTTCGTGTTGCCGGTGGTGACCTGCACGTTGTTCGGGGACGAGATGGTCGTCTCGCCGCCCGTGCTGGTGATGTACGTGAGGATGTATGACCAGGTACCTGGCGAGATGCTGCCGCTGGTCGTCTCCACGACCGCGCTGGGAGGCGTTGGGGCACTCAGTGGGGGTGCAGTGGTCACCGAGGTCTCAGGGCTCGCAGCGGTCTCCAGGCCGTAACGGTCCACCAGACTGACGCGGTAGTAGAAGGTCGTGCCAGCAGGCAGCGTGCCGCCTAGCGGGGCAGCAGCCAGCGTGGCTGGCACCACAGGGTCAGCGAGTCGGTTCGAACCGTCGTGGCTGTGCGTGATGGCTGCGTACAGGATGTTGTCGAGCGACACTCGGTCCAGGTCACTGAACGCGTATCCATTTTTGGAGAGTTGCTCTCCCTGACCAATGCGCGTCAGACCGAAGTGGTTGGTTTCCGGCGTCTGCTCCGACATCTTTTCCCCTTACACGTAGTAGGCGTTCTGCTTGACCGGAGCACGTTCGGCCAAGATCTTCACAGCAGGACCGCCAGTTACCAGTTTCGTTCCGAGTCCACGAGCAGCGTCACCTGTGAAGATGATCTGCCCTGGGGCCTGGAGCCCTGTCGCTCCGAACAGTTGGAGCAGGCGATGCCGCAGAGCGAGCATGTTGCTTGCCACGACTGTCGAACCGTCGATGAAGTCTCCGAGTCCCACGTCTCCCTTCGGCGAAATGTAGAGGGAGACGGATCCGTACGGACCGTAGAACGGCGGGTTGCCCTTCATGTTGTGAGCCCAGGCTCGTGACGGAACAACCAGTGACCGCAGACGAGTGCTGCCTGCGGCGACGTTCGGCTTGATGGCAATGTAAATGCCGAGCGTTGGGAAATGCGGCTCGTAATAGTGCGCGTAGTACGGGCCACCGCCGTAGTCGTAAGCACGGTCACTTCCGATGTAGTGACCGAACACAGGCAGCGGTGGACTGTACGAATAGTCGTAGCCATACGGCACGTCGGAGTCAGGTAGACCGTAGGTGTAGGCGAATCGAGTACCGCCCCAGGCTCGACCAGAGGTTCCATTGCGAGGCGCACCGACGACAATGGTCGTCTTGCACTGGATCCTGGAGACGCGGGTGTTGGTGAGCAGGAACCGGATGCCGAGTGCACCGATCACGTAGCCGTAGGCGGTGACCTCGCCACCGAACCCAGCCTTCGCCTTGCCGCTGACGGTGGTCTTGCCGTGGATGATGCCGTTGAGGGTCTGGAGGCCGGTGATGAAGCCACTGACGGTCGTCCGACCACGCGAGAAGTTCGACAGCGCAGCCGAACCGAAACGCAGTTGCAGGCCGAGGTTGGCGACGATCCGTGTCGAGGTGTTGAGGTAGATCGGCACGAAGTCCAGCGGTGTGACATAGATCCGACCATGGACCGTTGTGCTGCCGACAGAAGTTTGGACATCCGTCGAAAGCAGCGAACGCAGGGTGCGCCGGAAGCCGCCCTCAGGAACGGCCACCGTGGTGCCACAGTGGATCGTGCCGTTGTAGGCACTGCGAACTGTCGGCGTAGCAGCCGTGACCGTGGTGGAGCAGATAACCGCACCGCGCAGGTACGACCGGGTGAGTTCTCCTGCGACCGTCGTGTAGTCGACAACCGACCCACCCGACAGCCGTGAGGAGTAGGTGAGGTCGGCGTGGACGGTAGTGCCGCACGCGATGTTCGACGTGGTGGTGAAGGCGCGAGCCAGACCCAAGCGTCCGGTGATGGGTGTGGTCGATCCACGGATGCCCTCGACGTTGATGGCCTCACGCAGGTTGAGCGTGGCGACAACGTTGAACGGGCTGTAGATGTTCTGGCCGCGCAGCGTGCTCCTGGTAAGCGCCGCTGTGACGATGGTCTGGCAGTTGATGGCGGTAGCCGACAGCGCAGGGATGACCTTGCGCATGTTCGCCGTAACGGTGGTACGGCACGTGACGTTCTGAACCGAAAGGTAACTTGCTGTGCTGAGGCGACCCGTGACAGTCGTACCGCAGGTGACGTAGCCAGCACGCAGCGAAGACTGAGTGAGCGAAGCACTGACGGTCGTCCGAAGGTTCGTCAGTCCAGACGTACGAAGGCTGACGGCCAGTTGTGGCGTAGCAGTAACTGTGGTGCGTCCAGTGACAGCACCACCCATCGAGTAGACAGCACCACCGCTGATGACAGGCGCGGAACCGGTCCCGGCAGCCTGGTCACCACCGAGCATCGTCTCACCGACGAAGAACCCACCGACCATGTTGCCGACGCCGGTGCCGCTGCCACCGCTGCCAGAGTCAGATCCTGGGTCAGAGCCCAGCATCGTCTCGCCGAAGAAGACGGAACCAACCATGTTGCCGGTACCGCTGCCACCAGAGGTGGTAACAGTGGTCCCGCTGCCACCACCTACAGGCTTGGTGGGATTGGTCAGGTCGCTGACATCGGAGATTTCGATGCCCGTCAGGTGGAACCCGGAGAAGCCGATGAGCACAGAACCGTCAGTCGAAAAAGACCAGACGATGGTGTGTGTGCCAGCGGTGGCGATAGTCAGAGATTTCTGAACCCAGCCGGTATTGCCCGAGATCGCTTCGACCTGCGTTCCGTCGACGCTTGTGCGCATGTAGTCGCAGCAACCTTCGGACTGCACGTTTCGCCAGTACGAGAAGGTCGCGTTAGGTGCCTCAGTGACAATCGTCAGAGAAATAGAAGACGAGTCACTGTTGCCGTTGAACTTGGTGTAGATCGAGTAGCCGACAGAGTTATTCGTCGTCGTGTTAGCCGCGACAGTGCTGCCGGGAGTGTGCAATGTGATCGTGCCGGGACCATCAGAAACGATGGTCGGGCTAGGAGCATTGCCGAAGACGAAATCGCTGGGAACAACCTGATCGTCGAAGGTCCGTACGTAGTACGTACCCATGACTAGTACTTACCGAAGCAGCGCACGTCGAGGTAGTGCGACCCCTCGTGGTCGACCTCGACGCCTTCCGCATCGACCCAAATGTCGTTCAGACGGACGTAGTTTTTTTCTGGCATGTCGTCAGCCTCGATGTGTACCGTCCAGTTGCTGTACACATCGAGGCTGAACTCGACCAGGGTTAGGTGACCCCATGAGTCAGGCGGGTGACGCCCATCCCCGCACATGGCTTAGGTCTCCAGGTAGGCGCTGACGTACTCCAACTCCCAAGCGGGAGAGTTGGCAAGGCTCGCAGTGGTCAGCGCTGTTGCCTGGAAGGACTGAGCGATTCCCTTGCCACCGGAGATGCCGACGTTCTGCCCTGTCAGGTAGTTGCCGGTGTCAGTGGCGGTGTAGTCCAGGACGCGCAGACCATCCACGAAGAACTGAATGTGTGAGCCGATGGCGATCACACGCAGGATGTGCGACTGGTTCAGGATGCCGTTTGTAGCACCTGAACCGGATGCCAGCGTTGTTGAACCGTTGCTGTAGGTAGCGCGGTTCAGGCCCCAGTTGCCAGCGTTGTCGATGTAGGCGTAGTAGCCGCCGTACGAGTTGTTTGACCCGTCATTGCGGAAGCGGAGGCCGATGTTGCCACCCTGGTTGAAGTAACACGTCATAGACATATCAACGTCAACAGAGAAACTTTGGACCGACCAGAAGTTGTACTGCCAGTTGTTGTAGACGTTTCCGAACAGCATGTTGCCGTTCGAATACATGTACAGGTCGTCGCCACGGTTCTGAACCTGGTAGTAGTAGCCCGTCACCTGGCTCGTGTCAGGCGTGTAGTAGTAGTTGTACGAGTTCGAGTTGATAGATGTGTTGTCAGTGGCGGGAAGACCCGTCATGAGGCGGCGGTCGAACGACATCGCCATACTGTTCTGCGGCACCGTGTAGCGGTACTGCAACTGCGTCACAGGAGACGGGAAGACGTACCGCGACTGGTTCGTCAACGCGGTGTAGGTAGAACCGCCGTCCGTCGAAACTTCGACAGTCACCCAACGATTAGCGAATAGCACTGGGTTGCCGGAAGTGTTCGGTGCAAGAACGTTCCAGTTCGGCACCAGAGACTTGATCGGTGTCGTGTAGGTGGTGTTGTTGGAATAGGCGTACTGCGGCACGCGAGGACCACCAAGCATGGTGCCTCGCACGCCGTTGATGTTCGTCCCGCTGAAAGGCAAGCGGAAGTTGATGCGCATCGGGAAGTTGCACGCAGTCTCGCTGTACACCTGCGTCGGGACATTGCCGTCACGGGCTGCGGTGCCCAACTGGTTACTGCTGTTGACTACGCCGTAGTTGGAACCGTTGTAGTACCCAGCCCAGGTGTTGTTCTCGCTCTGGATTCCAATGGTGGCGTTGTCAACAAGCCCAGGCTTGGCGTTCGGACCCCACGCAATCGTCGATGTGGTGTTCTGTCCCTGGATGTAGAAGAAGACGTAATGCCCGGCGTAGGAAGCCAGGTTCGCGTTAGGGACGATCTCGTAATACTGCAACGCTGACGTGGTTGCAGTGAAGTAACCAGAGTTGTAGATGTTCGTCTGACTGGTCTGGCTGTAAATGTTGAACCGGTACGTCTGTCCAGGCACCAGTGATGCCGTGAACCCCATCTTGTCGATGTACGGAGCGTTAGCGGGTACCTGCATGTAGCGCCCGACAAGAGTGATGTTGTTCGACCCAGACCAGTTGATCTGAGGCGAGTACTTCGTACCTGAGATGTTGCTACCAGAGTCGGTGACCGTCACACCGCTCGTTACGTTGAAGTAAGACATATTGACCTGGTTGGCGACCAAGCCAGGCTGGTTGCGGTAAAGGTTGTAGCCAGTGGCACCCGACACAGAAGTCCAAGAAGCCTGCACGGTCGCGGACGAGTAGATCCCGTTGTACGTCTTCGGTGGCTGGAATCCGGAGTTCTGAGCAGCCGGGTAAGAGCCGTAGCCACTGTCGATGAAACTGGTGGTGCCAGATGCGACCTGGCCGATGTAAGTCTCCTGGCCCGCGCCTGTGGCGGTGTTGGTAACAGGCGGTGTTGCCGCTGAACCAGCCGTGCCGGTGTCGGTGTACGTGACTGTGGCACCAGAAGTAATGGTCGTCAGAAGTGCATTCTCGCCAGCAGCCGACGTACCCCGGTACACCTTGTAGCCGTAGGCGTTCGGCACGTTCGCCCAGGACAAGGTGACGGTGTTCGTTGATGTGCCACCCGTTGTGATGGTCACTTCGTTGCTGGCGAGGGTCTCACCCAGCGCATTGGTTGCTGTGACCACGTAGTAGTAGGCAGTCGTAGCAGGAAGCGTGCCGCCTGTCGTGGCTGTGGTCGGTGCACTGACCACAGGGGGAGGCAGATCGCGGCTGCGGTAGATCACATAACCGGCAGCGTTGGTGACGGCTGTCCAGGACAGCGTGACGTTTCCTACTCCTGTCGTGGTGACGTTGACTTCGGCGCAAGGCAGGGATTCGGTCCATCCAGCACCAGACGAAGGACTGCCATAACCGTTGCTGTTCGTGAACCCGTTCTGGTTAGCGCCACCGACACCGAACGGCGTCTGCGTGTAGGCCGTTACCTGGTAGTAGTACTTGCCAATAGGCAGTGCGCCAGAGGCGGTGCTCTGCGCCAAGGTGACGTTGTTCATCACACCAGAACTGGCACCGCTGATCCACGGCACTCCGGTGATGTTGGCAATGGCTGTCTCAGCAGAGAGCGTGGTCTCGCCAAGAGTGTTGAACGCGGACAGTCCGTAGGTGTAGCCACTGGCGCGGAAACTGCCACCCGTCGAGTTTGCGGTGATCACACACGACGTGGTGCTGATAGTCGGAGCAATGGACTGGGCGCTCGGCGACGGTGACGGATAGCGGTTGACGTTGTACGGAGCAGCGTTCATGTAAGTCGTAGGACCGTAGATCGAGACGCCGGAAGCGCCAGACATGCCACCGGCGTACGCACCGCCATCGACATAAGACCCGACAGTGTTCGGAACGACAGCGGCGTAGTAGCCCTGGCCGCTGTACGGCTTGTAGATCACTGCGCCAGCAGCATTCGCAGGCCAGTTGAACTGGAAAGCCACCGATCCCGTAGTGGTCGGCCCAGGAATGTTGGCGAGGTACACCATCGCCTGCGACTCACGGTAGGAGGAGTCGTAGAAGACGACGTGGTAGTACTGCTGCGTCTGATAACGGTTCAGCCCGCTGCTGATCGTGTACGCGCCGTTTTGGTTGCTCGTCAGAACCGGCGCGCCTGGAATCGCCAACGGTGTCGCGGGGACCATCGTGCCAGCCGTGGACTGCACGCCTGTCGTGCCGTTCGGCGTGACCGAGCAGCCGGAGTTGTCGTAGAGGAACCCCTGGTAGGCCACGCTTCCAGCGAAGTCGGTGGTCGAGTCCGCAAAACGGAAGATCGACATGGAGCCGCTCAACTGGTTCTTGAGCGGCACCAACTGTGCTGCGGTCTTTGCCATCACTTACCTCCAGAGGTAGTCATCGGCTGGGCCGACCATGGGATTGGAGGCATCAGGAAGCCCTCACGAACGGGTTCACAGGGATGTAGTAGTGGCCCAGGCTGTCGCCAGATGGATTGCTCACGTAGGAGTTGGTAAGCACGCTGAACTGGTTCGGCGCACCACCTCCCTGCATCCACAGGTACTCCGACGCGCCCCCTGTCAGGGTGAACGGCTCAGGGTAGAGAGCACCGCTCGGATAACCCCCGTAGAAGGCCCTGCCACTGCCATCCCGGATGTACATGTTCCGGAAATAGCCGGTGTCAGCCCCGCTGGTGTAGGCCGTGGTAATGCTGACCATCTGACCCGCTGACACCAGTGAGGTCACGTCGGCGCTTCGTGTCACCCACACAGCAGGGCCAGCGGCGTTGGCTCCGTTGCTGGAGAACTGTCCGATGGACGTGCCATTCACAGTCAAGGTCTGAGTGGTGATGTCACCAGCATTGCCAGAGGTGATATCTGGACGCATGTCCCAAACGAGCGTGAGCGTGCCGGTGGCGGCAACACGAGTCGCTGCTGCGTAATGTGCCGCCACCCGAGTGGCTGACAGTTCCTTGTTGTAGACCGCGAAGTGGCACATGTATCCGTTGAACGGGTTCGTTGTTCCATCTGTGAACGCTCCCACCGTGCAGACGGTGGATGTGCCAATCGGCTTGGTGAAACCTGACCCCGTGTTCCACAGAACGCCATCGACGTAAGTGTTCATGACACCCGTGGTGACGTTCTTGGTGAAGACGTAGTGATGCCAGTCGGTCACGGTGAAGTCCCGGACCTTGTTAATGCGGTCGTAGTCACCGGAAACGGCACCGGTACCACAGTCCCAGTAGATGGTCCCATCCACCCAGGAGATGTGAGCCTGCGCAAGGCGCTGCCCGGACCCCTGCCCTTCGATGTAGAAACCGTGGTTGAGGCTGGTGTCCACGGCCTTCCTTGCCCACAACTCCACCGATAGGGCGGTGGGAGCAGAGATGAACGAACTTGTGATCTGCGTCGACCCGACGTTGTAGTAGATCACTGGGCTGCGTTGCACCGAGTCACGGTTGAACAGCACGTACGTGCCTCGGTGCGTGCCAGGACTATTCACGCCACCGCGACCCGTAGCCGTGGAACCGGTTGTCTCATCGAAAGGCCAGTAGAGGGCAGGGGCGTCGTCCATGACCTCTAGGCGGTAACGCCAGTCAAGGGCAGGACGGCAGCGTGCTGCTGCGGGAATGGGCATCAGTAGTTACGCCCACCCATGGAGCCCAGCCACGACACAGCGTCCACAGCCAGGAAGAAAAGGACATCCGTCTTGTTCGCGGTAGACGTGACGGTAGGAGCGTTCCCGCTCGGCCACTTCACGCTGGAAGGCCACGTCGGTACACGTGAACCGGTGGCGTCCTGGGACAGGACGAGGGTGAAGGACTTACCGGCAGCAGGTGTTGGGAACGTGAAGACAGTGTTCGCCGTCATCGTGATGTTGGAGATGCTTGCTACGGCAGGATCCGGAAGCGAGTAGGCCGATCCCACTGAGGTGGTGGATACCGTCTCCGGCACAGTTGATGCCGCAGCCAGCGTCGCTGAGGTAGCCACCTGCTGGATCACCAGGATGGCTCCCTGGATCACCGTGGTGCCAGCCACATCTACGTACGCAAAGGCGCGTAGTTGGTCTCCTGCGTTGAACTTGCTGACCCGCGAGTAGTTGTACGTGTGTCGGTTTCCTGTACCGGCACTGTCCTGACGCCACACCGTGTAGGGGCTGTCAGCGTTGCTGGTGTGAACAGCAAACCCGACGTTCGATCCTGCCGCAGCATCAGACCGGAAGTACATGTTGATCTGATAGGTGCCAGCCACTGGCACCGTGTACTGCTTGGTCGTCGTGTTGTAGAGGTTGTTCGGGTCAGCGACGATGGTGTCGAGGTTGTTGATCGTGGACCATGTTTGGTTGGTCAGCGATCCGTTAGCCGACGACGTGACTTCGCAGTAGTTGATTTGGCCGTTCGTCGGAATCTGATACTGCACCGCAGCGGCGGCAGACTGCGGCGTGTACGCCAGTGGCGTCCAGGTGGATGACAGCGAGTAGACGCTCAGGTTGTCGAACTGTGCCGTGACACCGCCAGTTGAGCCAGCAGTACGGACGCCAATACGACCGGTGGTGTAGGTCCCATCTGTCGTACCAAGAACGAAGACTTCGTTGCAGTACACGCTGATCTGAGAACCCACGAAACGAACCATGACTCGGGCGGGCGTGGTCCCAGACAGGGCCATCGGGTTGTTGTAGGTGGTGACACCGACTGTGCCTCGGATGCTGGTGTAGGTGCCAGCAACCTTCTTGTAGACCTCGAACTCTGACGACGACGAGCCAGTGGTCCCTTGGCGAAGAGCGAGAAGGTAGTGGTTGTTGGCATCTGTCGCTCGGAACACCAGCCCGTAGTCATACTGCCCACTGCTGTCAGCAGAGATCGGGTAGATGTCAGCCCATAGTTCTCCGTCAGCAACGTTGGCTGTCGCCGAAGGCTCAAGGGCCGTCATGTTGTTGTTGCCGGACGACGCCAGTTGCAGACGACTGTTGACGACAGTCATCGTGCCTACGTCATTGACGAACCCGTTGTTGTCGTTGTCGAAGGTGTACTGCCGAGAGATCACACCCTGCGGCTTACTCATTGACGGTGACGCGTATGTGACGCCCTGGAGGACGGATCCGGAAAGAGTGTCCGCACCGTAGGTGATCGGACCGTTGAAGACGCGAAGTCCGTGTAGGGCAAACTGGGCTGTGCCTGTTGTGGAGAGCGTCAAATAGACGGACGTTCCATCCGCAATGGTTGTGGAGGCGTAACCGGTCTGGTTGAGCGCGAGAGTTCCTCCGACATCAGAGAAAGATCCACGGCGGATAACTGCGTCAACTGTTGAGCCATTGAAGTTCAGGTTGATCTTGTAGCGATCACCTTGTGCACCAACAGTGCCTGACCCAGAAGCAGAAGTTGCATAGATGACCAGGTTGCCATCGCTCTGCAAAGAAATGTAGCCCAGTTCAGCGTTGTCAGATGCGCGCTTGAGGTGGATCTGAAACTCACCACTGGCGAGTGAACTGATGCGCTGCGTCAAAACTTCGATGGCGACAAACTCATTGAACGTAAAGTTCGAAGTCTGGTAGAGGGTGACACCGTTGAACAGACGAGCCAGGCGTGTTCCGTCGAACGTGATGGAACCGCCGACCGTGATTCCAGCCGGAGTTCCCACCGAACTGCAATCGTCAATAACGATCTGACGTGCAGTAGGGACGATGGTGGCACTGGTACCGACACCACCACCAGAGCCTGTAGCCAGGAAGCCGTTCTTTGAGTAGGACATTAGAAGACCCACCAAGTGGTTCCGTCAGCGATCATGGAAACCGCGTCATACTGATTGCGGAGAACAAACGTGCCTGCTCCGTCAATCGACGCCGCAGACGAAACAGTCACAGCATTTGTACCGGCGTCTGTTTTCTTCACAGTGATAGTGGTGTTGGCCGTGGGTGTGGGAAGAGCCACCGTCGCCGCACCAGATGCTGCGTTTACCAGAACGACCTCGCCGGAACCAGCGCTGTAGTTGGCAACAACAGATGTGGTCAACCCGAATGGAGACGGGACAACCCCGCCCACTGGTGAGAGGACCACGCTGATAGATCCGGTCGCGGGAGATCCGCCCTGAGGGGAGCCAGCGAGGAATGTGCGAGTAGGTGCGGTACCGGTGAAAGTTGTGTCACCGCTGTAGATCGCGTTAGTCGGACTTCCTTGCTGACGCGATGAAATGTTGCTGGTGACGCCTGTAGGGCTGTTGACGACCGCGCCAGGAGCCTCAACCCAGAAGAACGACACCACGGTGCTGTTTGGATTCACCGAAGTGGCAGCAGGAGCCGTGACCAGCCCGTTGTTACCAGGAGCAGAAACGTTGCTAGTTGCCACTGGCGTAGAACAGTTGCGGTACACACGCAAAACGCCGTTGCCCTGGTCGTACGACGGAACGGAGACACTTCCAGTAGAGATATCGCTGGCTGTCAGAATCTTGTACGCCGAAATACCACCACCCCAGTAGTACGGGACGATGTTGTTGTACGTCAGGCGAGTGAAGCCTGTCGGGGTGCCTCGATCTGAGTCGACGTAGTACGACCAGAACAAAAGCGCGGTATCACCGACTGCGCTACCGGAAGGAAGCGCAAGCGTGTAGGACGCCGAAGAACCGTTGGTCGTAGAGCCGACAAACGAGACCGGTGAAATGGTCGCACCAGGGCCGGAGTATGTGAGTACCTGCCAGTTGGTTCCATCATGTGACCAGATTCGCTTACTGGTGCCATCTACGTAGATCTGACCGAGTGTTCCTGTGATGCTAGGTGCACCGATTGCATACTGCGACGTACTCGACACAAGGGTTGCGGCCAACTCATCTACCTGAGTTGCCACCACAACGTCGGTGTTTGCCTGACTGGCGATCCGCGTCTCGTGATCCTGGATGACAGAGAGCCAGTCATCCATCGTTGCGTAGATGGCAGCGATGTCGATGTCGTGCTTGAGCACCGTTGACTCGACGTTGGCGTCAGCCTGGATAGCGTCGTCCAGTTGCTGGACAACGTTCAGCAGGTTTCCTTCAATGTTTGCCAACTGCGCCTGCGTGAAGGTGGTCGGGTCAGTTGTGCTGCCGGTGATGGCTGAGGTTGGAGCCCATCCCTGTGGCGTGGGGCTGTTCGGCGCGGTGTTACCAGGGGTCGTTGCCTTGAAGTTGTCCCAGTACAGACTGGTGTCTGAAATACCTGAGGCGGTGCCAATGCGCATGCCGAGACTGGCACCGACGTTGCCAGTCGTCGCCAACATGGCGTTCACGGCTTCGGTGTACGAGATCACCGACGTGCCATCCCGGTACACGGTGATGGCGTTGCCAATGGCAGTGACACGCCAGGTGTGCGCCGTGTTTGTGGTGTACGTGGTCGTCTGTGACGTTGTGCCAAACGTACCGTTGTTCATTCGGTACAGCGTCGCTGTGGTCCCAGCGCACTGGAGGTAGTACCCGTATGTGAAGTCGGTGTTGGATCGGAAAACGAGTCCGTAGTCCGACCCTGCTGTGGTGCTGGCGAACATGTCGAACGAGAAGTCAACGTCGATGCCACCGACGTTCAGCGTTGCCACTGCCGTGTTACTGACAGCACCCGAAACGTAGTACGCCTGTCCGCTGGCGTTGACGCCCCAGACTCCAGTGACAGGCTGCCAGGTGCCCACGTAGGGCAGGTTGTACGGAACCTGTGGTGCAGCGTTGAAAACGTTTGTTGTGACCGTCTCGGTGTTGCCGAGAGTCAGCGCACTGGCAGCGCGAGTAAACGTGTCTACAAACCAACCAGCCTTGCCGGTGAAAGCGTAGTACCGGTTTTCAGTGGTGTTGAAGTAGCGGTCACCGACGACAAAGACATCCAGATCTGGCGAAGGTGCCGTAGCACCCTGGAATCCCTGGCGTGCCCGCCGCACCATGTCAGCAGTGAGCGTGCCCTTGATGTACGTGACGATGGGGTGCGCCTGCGCTGTGCTACCACCTTGCGCGCGCAGTAGGGTCAGGGTCTTGGTGGCCGTGTTGACACTGACAACGCGGCAGATCTCAAAAGTGTGCGGGTACGACAGGCTGGACTCGAAGGCGACATAGAACTCGCCACGAGCCAAGACGTTGTTGCTCGGGAACAACGAGACATCCTCTACCGACACATTCAGGTCAGTAGAGGCAACCGGTGTAGTGCACCGGGTGAAGACGAAATCCCGATAGAGATCTGCCATGGGCTATCTAGCCCAACTGGTCAGCCGCGTACAGGATGCCTTCGATGTCTGACGCGTTGACCGCGACACGACCGTTGGGTCCTGAAACAGCGGCAACGGTCGGGTGAGTGACAACAGAAGAAATGCCGTCCTGAACTTCGGTGGTCGTGTTCTGCTCGATGTGAACAGAGACCATCCCGCGCTTCCAGAAGCCGTGAACGACGTACTCGCCGCCGTTGTGCATCTCAGCCTTGTTGGCGAACTCCTCCAGGTACTGCTTGCCTTCGTCATCGTGCTTGAAGCCAGCGGCCTCAAGGGCTGCAACCGTGTCCTGCATGTCCGTCTCCTAGTTCTCGGTGAGGGTGATGGAACCGACCGCGAAGGACGCGGTGTCACCGGAGTTGATCGTGCGAGAGGTCGTCAGGTCAGCGCCATAAAGAACGTTGCCTGCCGAACTGGCATCGACGATGTAGAAGGACAGGACCGTGCCCCAGTTGGCGGTGGCGCTGGTGAACGTGAAGACGGCGTTGTTCGCCTTCGACCCGTTCGAAGCGTTCGGCCAGTTGGAGGTGTTGTTCTGCACCTGCACACGGGAGTAGCCACCAGCGTTGACCTCTGTCATCGCTGAGCCTGTGGCCGTGCTCGTGAACGCAGCAGTCGACAAAGCGATGTGCACGAACGACGGGAGAGTGAACTGCGGGCCTCCGAGCACCGTGTTCAGCGCCGCGTTCTGGAGATATTGCGCCTTACTACCAGCCATGTTGTCCTACCTCAGTCTTCGATCCAGTTGATGTTGAACGTGATGGGAATCAGCGTTCCTTCTGCCGTGAAGCCGAGGACCGGGCCGACACCTGCAACGTCGGGTTCCGCTGTCGCCTGCACCACGATCCAGTCCGAGTACTGCGTTCC